AAGTGTCAGAAGCAATTCAGGCCGAGGCCGCAGAGGCACCGGCAACCATCCCCGTCAGCCCGATCGTTTACGCGACGGCCCGCAAGGAAGTCCCGCTGCCCACAGCAGTCGAGTACCTTTCGGCGGCCATCGCCGGCGGATCAGCTTGGCACCAAATGCGCGAAGCCATCAAGGCCGCAGCGCCCGACGTGGTCACCACCGACACGCCTGGCATCCTGCCCACCCCGATCGTCGGACCGGTCTACAACAACTTCGTGGGCCGTCGCCCCGTCGTTGACGCAATTGGCGTCCGTGCGATGCCCGCTGGCGGCAAGGTGTTCATCCGCCCCGAGGTGACCACGCACGTTTCGATCGGCGCAAGCCTCGCCGAAATGGCCAACCAGTCCGGCACCCTTGTTGTGTTCAACAACCAGGTCACCAAGCAGATCTTCGGCGGATACGTCAACGTTTCGGAAGCCGACCTTGACTGGACCGACCCGGCTGTGTTGTCGATCATCCTTGACGACATGGGCCGCATCTACGCCAACGCCACGGACAATTACGCGGCCGACACACTTGCGACCGGCGCAACCGTCACCGAAAACTTCGCTGGCGCGTCCTACGGTGACCCGTCGTACTGGGCAGGCTGGATGGCGCAGGCCGCCTCAAAGATTCTCACCGGATCGAACGGCAACCTGCCCACCCACCTGTTCCTGTCGCCGTCAATCTGGCAGGGCCTCATGAGCCTCAGCGACACCGCTGACCGGCCGCTCTTCCCGCAGGTCGGCCCAATGAACGCGTTCGGCAACCTGACCCCTGGACAGGACAGCGGCGTCGCCTTCGGCCTTCGCGTCGTCGTGGACCGCAACTTCGCCAACGACACCTTCATCGTCGGCGACCCGTCCGGCTACGAAATTTTCGAACAGCAAAAGGGCGCAATCAGTCTGGACGCGCCCTCGACGCTTTCTCGCACGATCGCCTTCCGCGGCTACTTCGCCGCCCTGATGATCGACTCGACGAAGTTCGTCAAGGGCATCCTCGTCTGATCCGCTGACTGCCACACCTAGGAGCTCTGCACCATGCCCGTTTTCACCGTCACACACACGCAACGTGTCGATGGCTACGCCGTGGTGCAGACCCTAGAAACAACAGAAGTCGGCATCGGCCAAACAATCGTCGTCGCCGGAACCACAGGGTTCAACGGCACATTCACCGTGCTTGAGGTGCCGACCAGGTATTTCACCGGCTTGGACGACGAAGGCGACTTCACCTTTGATGACGAAATCATCATCCTGAACCAGCTGCTTGTCGCCAACGCCGGCAGCGACGTCGCCCGCGACGCAATGGCCGGCACGATCACCTGGACAGAAACGTGCACCTGGATCATTGCCGCAGACGTTCTGTCGTGGCTAGGTATTTCCGTGGCTACCGCTAACGACACAACCTTCGTTGGGGTATGCACGGATGCCGCCAACGCTTGGGCCTACAAGGCGCGGAAAATGGGCGGCTACCAAGCCGAGTCCCTGACAACCGCGCCAAGTAGTGCCGTCAAGCTGGGCACCATCATGTATGCCGCCAGCCTCTACCGCGAACGCGGATCAGTGGATTCCTACGCCTCGTTTCAGGACATGGCGATCACCGCACCGACTGGCACAATGGGCCAAATCATGCGTCTGCTCGGCATCCGCCGAAGCCAGGTGGCCTGATGCCCGCCACAGGCATTTTCGCCGACTCCCGCACAGCTGTCGTCAACGCCCTAACCGCGCTTGGCCTGGCAGCTGTCATTGACCCGCGAAACGCTCGGCCGCTTACCGTCCTAGTCAACCCGCCGACCTTTGACGCGTTCACCTACAACGTCGGAGACATACGTTTCGACCTGCTGATCTTGGCGGCCCCACCAGGCAACCTTGACGCCGAGGACTACCTCATCACGACCGCCGACACCATCATGGCGTCGACAACCCTGGCCGTCACCGGCGGCCGCCCCGCCACCGTCACAGTTGGCGACCAAGTAATACCCGCCTACAACCTGACAGTCGCAATAGCGGCAAGGAGAAACTGACAATGCCTACAACGTTTTTGTCAAACGCCACCATCAACATCACCCAGGGCGCAACCACCTACGACTTGAGCGCAGAGGCCAACCAGGTCACGCTTACGATCGGCAATGACGCTCTGGAATCAACCAGTTTCGGCGACACCGGGCGCACCTTCACGGCGGGCTTGGCACAGGTCGAGTGCACGATCACTCTTTTCCTAGCTTACGGCGGCTCAGGCGCAACCATTGAAACGGAAGGCGCACTGTTCGCAATGGTCGGCAAAAGCAGCACCTTGGTCATTTCGCCGAGCGGCACCACCGAAAGCGCATCCAATCCGGAATACACGATCACCGGCGCATACCTCGAGTCGTTCACGCCGATCAACTCGACCGTCGGCGAGCTCGCCACCGTCGAAGTGACGTTCACCGGCGGCACGTTCGCCCGCGACATCACCTGATCCACAAATAACCCGACTCCAACCGTGCAAGGAGAAACATGAAAATCACAATCAGCGTCGACACCGGCAACGGCCCCGAAACCGTTACCACCAACCTGTTCACAGTCATCACATGGGAACGCAAATACAAACGACGCGCAGGTGACCTGGCGGCAGGCATCGGAGCCGAAGACCTTGCGTTCCTAGCATACGAAGCCAGCAAAGCCGCCGGCATCACCGTCCCGCTGGTGTTCGACGAATACGCAAAAAAGATTGTCAACCTCGAAGTCGTTAGCCAGGAGGACCAAAACCCTACGCAGCCGGCAGCTACAACCGCGCCCTAGCGGAGCTGCTGGTAGCCACAGGATTTTGGCCCCATGACATACCATTTGAAGCCAAAGACCTAGCGACGGCAATTGACGTCATAAACAAACAACGCAAAGGAGGCAAACGATGAGCGTCACAGCCAGCACCGAAATCGTCGGCGCAAAAGACGCCATCAAAGCCCTCCGCAAACTTGACCCCGAGCTGCGCAAACAATTCAACCGCGACGTCAAACAAATCGTCGCACCGATCGTTGATGATGCCCGCAACGCGTATCCAGCCAAAATGCTGTCCGGCATGGAACGCAACTGGACCCAACGCGGCAACCAAAAATTCCCTTACGACGCTAAACGGGCTCGAGCCGGCGTCAAACACAAAATCGACACTCGCCGCGACGCCCGATCAGTTATCAAAATCCAACAAACCAACCCGGCGGCCGTCATTATCGAGTTCGCAGGCAAAAACCGTAACCCGCTCGGCACCGCCCTAAACCAGTTTGGGCGCGTGGCCCGTTTTATGTGGCCAGCCGCAGATCGCAACGTGCGCAAAGTTGAGGCGGAAATGGAACGCCAAGTGCTCGACGCCGTCCGCAAGGTGCAAAAGGAAATCTAAATGGCAATCAACATTCCCATCATTTCCGACTTTGACGGCAAAGGCATCAACAAAGCCATCAAAGAATTCAAACAGCTCGAGACCGCCGGCGAAAAAGCCCAATTTGCGTTAAAAAAAGCAGCAGTGCCAGCAGCCGCAGCCCTGGGAGCATTAGCACTTGCTGCTGGATCAGCGGCCAAAGCCGCAATGGAAGATCAAGCCTCCCAGGCCGAATTAGCCCGCACTCTCGAACAGTCAACCAAAGCCACCGACGCGCAAATCAAATCGGTTGAGGACCTTGTCAGCAAAATGACGCTTGCCACCGGCGTCGCCGACACCGACCTACGCAACGCGCTAGCAACGCTGGCCCGTGGCATGGGCGACACCAAAACCGCGCAAGACAACCTCAATTTGGCCTTGGACATTTCGGCGGCCACTGGCAAAGACCTCACGACCGTCTCCGAAGCTCTCGCCAAGGCATACAACGGCAACGAAACCGCCCTTGCCAAACTCGACCCGACGTTGCGGGCAGTTATCAAAGAGGGCGCATCGTTTGACGAAATCGGCAAACGCCTAGCCGACACGTTTGGGGGCGCAGCTGCCACCGCGGCCGAAACGTCCGAAGGCAAATTCAACAGAATGAAAGTGGCGATCGGCGAAACCCAGGAATCCATCGGCCAAGCCCTTTTGCCGATCATTGAAAAACTGTTGCCGATCTTGCAATCACTGGCCACATTCGTTCAAAACAACACCGGCCTCGTAGTGGCTCTCGGCGTAGCGTTCGGCACGATTGCCACCGCCGTCATCGCGGCGAACGCGGCCATGACAGCCTGGACAGCCGTGACTAAACTGGCGACAGCTGCACAAGCCGCGTTCAACATTGTCATGTCGGCCAACCCCCTCTACCTGGCGGCCGCCGGGTTTATCGCATTGACCGCAGCCGCTTACAAATTCCGCGCAGAGATCGAAACTATCAACCAAAAAATCGACGACTTTTTCGACCGGTTTGGGCCACTAGGCAAAATTGGAAAAACGGGCATCCTCAAATCGCTGCCACTAGCTGACTATTTTTTGAAAGCCGGAGACATTTTCGGAAACATTTTTGGGGGTGGTAACAAAGGCGGCGGCGACCTCGGACCTGCGCCAAGTGTCCGTCCAATGGCCACCGGCGGCATCGTCATGAGCCCAACCCTGGCGCTCATCGGCGAAGCGGGCCCCGAAGCCGTCATCCCCCTCGACCGCATGGGCACCGGCGGAAACAACATCACAATCAACGTCAACGGAGGCGACCCCAACGCCGTCGTCGCGGCCCTGCGCCGCTACATGCAAATGAACGGCTCCGTGCCGATCCGAACCACAGCCGCCTAATGCCATACACAGCCCCCACTGTCAACTACGCCACGACCCAAAACGGGACGTACACAACCCTGACCGGCGTCCAATCAGTGCAGATCGTTCGCGGCCGCAACTACATCCAAGACAACTTTCAAGCGTCAACTTGCGTAATCGAACTGATCCCAGCGACGAGTTACGCGACACCGCTCGCCATCGGGCAATTCATCGACGTCCGCGTCACCAACAGCGCAACCGCTCGAGCCTATTTCTGCGGCCGGATCACCGACATTGAACGCACCTACGACATTCCGTACACAAGCGCGACAGGAGCCGCACCAGGCGACCGAATAATCATTAGTGCTAGCGGCGCAACCGGCATAACCGCTCAATACCAGTTTTCGGCCTCAGCAGGCACGTTGGCGGCCGACGTCACCACCACCCAAATGAGCCAAGTGTTTTCGCCGTGCGGCGTCATCCTAATCCCGAACATCGGCAGCTCGATCAACGGTTCGGCAATCTCTCTACCGGGCCAGGGCGCGTTTGACGTCATTAACAAGCTGTGCCGTACCGGCCAGCATTATGTTGACGAGGGCGACAATGAACGCAACACGTCGACAATTTTTGGATCAAACCTTTTTGCAATTTCAACGTCCGCAGGTTTGATCAACGCCAGTTTCTCGGACACTGGGGCGATCCGCTACAACCAGTTGACATTCCAGTCCTCGGCAGAGACTCGTTTCAACCAAATCAACGTGTACCCGGATGGGCTAGCGACCCAAAGCACGTCCGGCACCGCGCCGTTCAACAGCCTTGACTATTACACGAACAGCGCCACCACCAGCGACGCCGCGTCCCTTTCGGGCCTGTTGTATAACCTTTTCAACACGCTCACCACGCCGACACCGTTTACAATCAGCACCAACACCAACGTCGACGACACCTGGCTGGCTGTGGCGCAGCTGCAAACCGGCACAAGCGGCCCCGCCTACCTGGGTGGTGGTGCAACCGTCACATTCCGAGGCACAACCGTCACGGCAATTATTCAAAAGATTGCTGTCGTTTTTACACCAGATCAGGCGACGATGACGTTGAATCTTGCGCCGTCGCTCGGCCAGGCATTTATCCTCGATAGTTCCCAATTCGGCATACTTGACACAAACAGACTGGGGTATCCATAAATGGCAACTCAATACACCGCTGGCCTAACAGCTGGAGCGGTCTTAAACGCGGCAACAATGAACCAGATCGGCGCAGCTTGGGAAACATGGACACCCGTGTTCACTCAATCAAATACGCCAGCAATAACTATAAACGTCGCTAGGTACGCTCGAATCCAAAAAACGGTTTTTGCGACTGCATACATTACTCTGGCAGGCGCGGGAACGGCAGGAAATGTATGGCTATTGACTTTGCCTCTAGCAGCACAGGCCAACAATGGCATCATGGTGGGTTTTGGATGGATTTACGACGCCAGCGCGACCACTTTTTACAACGTGACTGGCTATCTTTCGTCAACAACACAAGTGGCATTTATAGACAACAACAACGCAGGCGGATCGTTTGGCGCTAACCCCGCTGTGACCGCTGCGGCATCCGATCAAATGCGAGTCGCGTTTATGTATGAGGCGGCCTAAATGAACATTTCTAGCCCATTAGATCCCGAAGAAGTGCCGTCCGAATGGTGGCTCGAACGTATGCGCATCCATCGCGACCGTCTACTTGCCGCGTCGGACTGGACTCAAACCGTTGACGCACCAGTCGACCAAGCAGCGTGGGCGGCGTACCGTCAAGCCTTGCGCGATTTTCCCACGACCTGGACACCAAGCCCCGAAGCTGATTTCCCTAACCCACCAGGAGAGCCTGAGGAGGCAACAGGAGAATGAAAACCCGCGTCGCCATCGTGGCGGCGCTAATCACCGTGCTGGCAAGCGCCTGCAATAACAAAACGTGGATCGAATGCCAACCGGCAACAACGATCCGAACAAAAAACCGTGCACTGACCAGCCCAATTGCAACACCTGACCAAGGCCAACAGGAGGCCGCGACGTGTTAGACAATCTCAAACCCAACCGGCCGCCCTACAGCGCCGAGCAGCTCAATGTCCGCCTGCGCTTTTGGGTCGGCATCACCCTCGCCGGCACCTTGGTGCTCACCATGGTGGCCGTGTTCATAAATCTTTTGTTCATCCCGCAGGGCCCGACCATGCCTGAAACGGACAAGGAACTGCTGAATTTGATAAGTCCAATAGTTCTTTTCCTGTCCGGCACCCTGTCCGGCGTCATGATCTCAAGCGGCGGCAAAAAAGACCTAGACGGAGACGGGAAACCCGATTAATGAAATCCACTACTCACACGATCACCACAACCGCTAGCCGCGTTGTTACTGCAAATGCCGGCGCTCAACGGGTTTATATTCACGTCACCGGCAACGGCACCGTGTACCTGGGCGGCGCAGACGTTAACTCGACCAACGGGATGCTGACCCAAAAACACGCGGTCCCGATCGAACTGTTCATTCCCCGACTCAACGAGCTGTGGGCGGTCGTCGCCAGCGGCAGCGAAACCCTCAAAATTTTGCAGGAGAACGGAGCCAGCTGATGCCAGCCAAGAAAGCCGCCAAGAAAGCCGCCGTCAAGCCCGCAGAAGCCCCCCAGGCGGCCGCAAAGCCCAAAAAGGCGTCCAAGTACCCTTACAAGAAACTCGTCGTTCCTGCGGCCCTACAAGGCGTCGAAAACGGAAAACTGTCTGGCAAGATCCTGCGCGGCGTCAAATGCGGCGGCCAAATGTACATTGAGGCGGCCGAAGCGTTCGACCGCATGTACGACCAGGCCATCCTGTCGGGCATCAAACTGCGCAACATCGGCGACTATCGATCCTTCGAGGCGCAGCTCGGCCTGTTCAAACAGCGTTACGCGCTCGAGGATTTGGGCCGCAAACCGACCGTCACCCGCACCTGGGACGGCAAAACGTGGTACTTGAAGCCCGGCATGGCCCCCTGCTCAACGCCCGGCAAGTCAAACCACGGCCTCGGCCTGGCCATCGACCTCGACGTAACCACCGCCAAAGTCCTTGACTGGATGTGCGCCAACGCCCCCACCTACGGGTTCTATTTGCAGTCGGACGACCCGACGTCACCTGAGTTTGAAGCCTGGCATTGGCAGTTCGCCGGCTAATCCCACACCCCGTCGGTAAAGTTCGCTAACGTCGCATCACCCTGACCCCAACCAGGAGGAAACATGCAAGACGACCTGTTCTCAGCCTTTGCGGCAAGAGACGAAGCCATCAACCGCGTCGAGCGCAACGCCGACGACGCCTGGAAAGCCTGCGCAGAAACCGTTGTGCTCCACTTGGCCCGTATGCGGCCAACATTCACAGCTGACGATGTGTGGGCCTACCTGACCGCACACCACGACGTATCGACACACGAACCGTCCGCCCTGGGTGCAGTCATCACCCGCCTGGCACGTCAAAAAAAGATCCGCAAAATCGGTTACACACAGTCAGCCCGAAAAGCCCGCCACGCCGCGCCCATCGCCGTATGGTCGGCGGCTTAGGAGGAAACCATGTCCACCGTCGTCAGGAAACGCCGTTAGGCGCATCGCGGCCGCCGTGCTCATCGCCGCCACACTCACCGCAACACCAGCCCATGCAGCTGTGTCGCCTGAATGTCTCCGCTAC